TGCGTATCGTGATCTTCATTAATAATTTTATCGCGTAATTTAATTGAGAACCAAGGAAGTGATGGGGAAGTAAGTGTTCCTTGTAAACTTGCTGACAACAATGTGTTTGCTGTAACTGCTGTACTGTCAAATAAAACTTCAGTACGTTTTGTACCTCTTGATCTTGTAGTCGTAACGTCTGCTTTACGCGGCATAACATAATCAAGAATTTCTTGCCAATGATCTTCCCATGTGCCTCTATTAGACTCCATAGCAACAAGACGTTTCTTTACATAATCAAAAGCTGTTAATTGTTCCATTATGTTAAAGTTCCCCCCAACATTGTTTTCTTAGTTTCGGCTTCTTCATCAACTCCCATTCCTGAAGTCAAGATAGTTGAGCCTGCTCCTTTTTTCTTAACAGCAAGCATTTTTGCTTTTTCGTCTGCTACAGCCGCTTCTTTTTCTGCAGTTCTATCTGTAACAGATGTATCTACAGGTGGCGGCATTGCAGGTGATGATTTCATACCCATGTGCATTCCTCCTTTAACATTCCGTAGAGGGCTGCATCAATCCATTCACCATCTACTTTCATAGACTTGCGAACAATACCTTCTTTAACAAACCCTACTCCCGCAAGTAATCTTTCGTTTCTTTTATAGCCATTAACACACATAGCTGTCATTCTACTACATTTACACTGATTGAACGCATAATCAAACATTAATCTTATGTTTTCTTTATTGCACACTTTAGGGTCATCTAAAGCTAAATGCACAAAAATGTTGTGACCATCGTAATCTGAAAAAAGTAAACAACCTAATATTTCATCTGTATTTTCTTTTACAAACGCAATATGTCTATCGCTTTCTTCCATTCCACGCAGTATATGCGCTTTAGGTGCAAGCCAATCGTACGCGCGTTGTTTTATATCTGTATCCGCACGAACCATTACCATTAAGCAGTTCCGTAATTTGTTTTTTTCTTTTTGCCTGCAGAAGATGTGCCACCTAAAACTGTTTTAGATGTGTTTGCTTCTTCTTCTACACCGCCTGTGCTAGTCATTACAGTGCTATCGCCACCATAACCAGAACCTAAAGATGCTTTTTTACCATCTGCTGTTTTTGCTAATGCAGCTTTTGATGTTGCAGGTTCAGGTGTTTTTGCTGCTGTCTGCGCAGGCGCAGGTGCAGGAGGTGGTGGTGCTTTAGGTTTAATACCTAACGCTTTTGAGATTACTCTAACTACTCCGCCCATAGTATGTCCTTCCTTTTTAGTTATGCAAATACATTAAAACTACTGTCTGAATATAATTGCGTTGGTTCATAATTTTTAACCCTAGCTTTTCTGACAGACATAACAGCGTAACGTGTTGCTGAAATGACATCATCATGCTTGAATACGATTTTACCATCCTTACGATGATACATCCGTAATTCTTCTAGTAACTTACTCTGATTATTAAATATTTTCAATCTATTAGTCATAAACCTTGTATACATTTCTTGAACACCTGCTTCTACAGATATTCCGCCCGTACCTTCTTTTTGTCCTGCTTGCGGTGTATTAGTAAAATGTTCACGTGTCATACTTACACCTTCATTACGATATTGTTCTGTTAAACTTTTACCAGAACCTTTATCTGCTTGTCTTCCATCCATAGGCCAAATAACAGGTATCCAATTACCACGCCCTTTAATTGCACTTGCATGTATAGGCACAGCTTCTTGTGACATTGCATATGTATCATAAATATAAATTATATCTGAATCTCTATCCCATGCAGCCCACGCTGCTGCTGTCGGGTGATCCCAACCAAAATCAAGACCACAAATCCTAGGCCAAAACTCAGGTATGTTTATTGGGTCACACACCATATCTGCTTCTGCAATTGGAAATACAAGACCTGAACCTAATTGTGGTATACCTTGTTCACGCATTTTTCTTTCATGTGGTGGTAGCGCAGCTAATATTTGCTGACGCACCTCGGCAGTCATGTGTGGTGCGTCATCCCACCCTGCCTGTATAAGAGCCTGCCCGTCCCGTAAGTCGTTAACAAACTGCGCTACAGTTTCAGTCATACCGTTTTCTGGTGTAAATGTCATGTAAACAATACCACCCTTATCTGCAGTTCTAGTTAACGCTTGCGTATAAATTGATGTGGGCGGTTCTTCGTCTAGCCATACTACATCTACACTTTCACCCATCCATTTTTCTTTACCCATTTCATAGGCTTTAAATGCTAATCGTGACCATCCTCCTGACACATGTTTAATAACAAGACTATTCATTGCATTAGGCACGCCTGCTTTACGTACCGTTTCGCCAATTAATTTTAGCGGTATAGACCCCGTACCCCTAGCACTGGGGTCGTCTGGCTGCCCAACCAGTTCCTTCTGGCATATGTCACGCGTTGTTTCGTTAGACGCTCCACCTGCCCACGCCCTAATGGGTCTAGGAAACTTTTTACCTTGCCACCATTCAGGATACAACCCTGTTAAATGATAAGCCATTTCCATTGCACCAGAGAAAGATTTACCTATACGGTTACCCGCCATAAGTAGTCTTTGTTGTGCTGTAGTATTATGAAATTTTTTTTGATAATCGTACGGTTTGTACCTAGCCATCGTATTTGTGGCTTTTCTGTGTTCTAATTCTTTGGCGATCTCTACTGCCCTTGCTAATGCTGTTGCTGTCATAGTTTATACAAATCATCGCTGTGTACCATTATCCAAAACCCTTTACGGTTCTTTTCACATAATGCAATAACTGGTGTTTTATTTTCTGTATCAGCTATTTCTTTAGTTTCATCCCATAAGGTTATTGCTGTGTGTTTGGCACGTAGTTTACATTCAATAAATAGGCTTTCATGTATAACATCTGCACGGGTTATCTTACCGTTGCCACCTGATAATGGTGTACGAACCCCCCCAAAAAATTTGGCCACGTTTCGTTCTCGTTGTTTCCATGCTTTATCGCCCATAATAGCATCATACACACAACATTAACTTAACGCAACTCTCATGTGATAGCTGTTAACTTAGGTTAATATCTAAATATGCCCTACACTGTGCGGATGAAAGCATTGTATATAACAAGCGGAGGCACTTTGGGGGGTGGGGGGTGCGTTTGGGCGGGCGCGCTGTGGTAAATGTGTTTCCCCCTGTGTGTATATGTGACATGCGAAGGCTTTTGCTAGGCGTACCTTTACAAGACCGCAGGGATGTGAGGCCGTAGCCGTGAAATGCGCGTGTGTGTGTGCGATGAACCTTTTTCTGGGAGGTATGGCAAGGCTAGCCGATGTGTCTTCCCCTATATAGGTATAGGAGTAATGAGCAGTATACTGTGCTAATGCTCTGTTAGCTTTGTACTAGACCCGCCGATAGATTGCAGCAGGTGTTCTAGTTCTGTCTGTAGTTCTTCGTCTGTACGTTGCTTGGTTACGTCTTCTACCTTGTGGACTGTCTGGTAGCCTGTACGGTCAAGGATGCTGTTGATTGCGCCCAACTTGACTGATGCCGCTACCTTGTCGTCTGTGATCAGGCTTTGTAGTTTCTCAACCGCCATAGGTACAGCGCCGCCTAATGCAGCACGTGTAGCTAAATCAATCTCGTTTACTAGCTTGCGCTTTAACTCGTAGCCCTGTTGTTCGGCTGTGGCTTTTGAGTAGCCCGCCTTGATTGCAGCATGTGTTGCATTGCCTAACTGACTAAAGTAGTCAACGAATGCTTTTTGCTTATCTGTCAACGTTTTTGCGCTCATATTAGTTATTATAACCTAAAGTAGTTTAAGTGCAATATATAAAGGTAAATTAATTCTTGCGTGCATTTATAAATAGTGTATGATTAACCTATGTTAATAACAATGAGGATATAACATGGATACAATATGGACATACAACGATGGTGGCGCGGCAGATGCAGGCTACACTGTTAAGGCAGGTGATTGCGTATGCAGATCATTTGCAATCGTTAGCGGCAAACCTTATGCAGAGGTTGCAGCGTTAATCAATCAACTTGGTTCTAGTGAACGTAAATCTAAAAAGCGTAGAGGTAAGTCAA